AATTTGCCATCAACAACATCTTGAAATGCATCAGCCATAATTTTATGATGATTACCGCTAATAAATGCAGGCCACATCTTTTTTACAAAAGGAAGATACTCATCTTTGCATTTCTCTCTTGTTTTTGCGTCTTCATACTCGTGTAATAACTCAAGTATTTCTTTACGCTTATTAGGAGGAAAAGTAGATATATTACTTAAAACATCTCCTGGATTTATTTCAAGCGTCATTTTTTTCTAGCCTTTTTAGTTCTAGGAAACGATCTGTTTTTACTTCTTGATTTTACAACTAAGTTCTTTTTTGAATTGTTTTTAGGGTTTCCGTCTTTGTGATGAACATCTTTGTTATCACCTTTGCGGACTTTACCACTCTTTAATGCTCTACTCCTAGCTGTATTCCGAGAAGCTCTACGCTTCTTTTGTTTATCAGTTCCCTGATAATTCTTATATTCTTTTTTGTAATTTCTAGCCATTATCTTTTTTTACCTTTATGTAAACCATGTCTAGCATGTTGTTTACCTTTAGATGTGGCTTCTCTTTTCTTTTTGTTTGCTCTTGAAAGTTTGGCTCTTCCTTTTGCAGTAGATTTTAATTTTTTAATAGTAGAAGAAGGTGCATATACTTCTCCAGTCTCAGATGATTTTTTTCCACTAGGAGTTCTCCATTTTTGTTTACCCCATCTTTTTAAAGATTTTTGTGTTTTTTTAAGTGCCATTATTTATAGCCACCACCTTTTGATTTATATTGTTTAGCAAGCATTTGTGCTTTTCTAGCAGACCATTGACCTGCTTTGCCACCTTTAGTTCCTGCTTTTATTTTACTAAATAATCTTTTTCTCATAGTAGGTTTAGTATAATTACCTGCTTCATTTACACGAGATTTAGTTTTCTTTTTTGTTTTTTTCTTTGTAGCCATTTTTTTTACATTACCTTATTTATATAAATTATTAAAGGTTATATTGGGATCAGTATAACTTTCATGTTCTTCACTACTATGTATTTCTTGACTAGGCATAAAATCAGGAGGTCCTTCTCCTGTTACCCAAAGAGCTGGATTTGTTACTCTAACTCTATTATTTGGTAAAGCAACTAAGTTACCTTTCCATTTGCCTTCAGTTAAATACAATAAATGACTTTGTTTGTGTTGATCTGGGCTGTCTGCTATTTCATGTTCTGTATAATCAACTGTAAAAATATATTTAGCCATGTAAAACTCACCATCTATTTTTGCATACCAAGGTGATGATGATGCTCTATCTATTGATATAACTGAATGATGATGAGACATACAATCCCAAGGTTGACATAAATGATTTTCCATTCTTTCTGGCCATTCATCAACTGGTATGTCTGCCATAAGACCTTGTATAGGCATGCGAGCCCACATTGCACCACCGTGCACATTATTTTCTAAGTCTTCACAACCTGTAAATATAATTTGAAATGATAGTGATCTATCTGGAATACAATTAACAGCCACTGCCAACCCATGTATAAACTCACCATGGTATTTTTGATGACCAGCTGTAAATTCTTTTCTGACCCATACCTTAAAGTAAGGGACATTCGATATTAAATAAGACATCTCTCCTCCTTATCTTATTTTATTTTTTCTTTTTTTTGCCGCCTTTTTTTCTGCCTTTAGAAACTTTGCCGCCTTTTTTATAACCTTTAGCGACTTTACCGCCCTTGGAATAGCCTTTAGCCTTTTTAACAAGACCTCCGCCCATATAACCTTTAGATTTTTTAACGGCACCGCCAGCAAAATAACCTTTAGCTTTTGTTTTTTTAAACATAATTACCTCTTTTTAGCTGTTTTTGCAGCTCTTCTAAACTGCTTGTCAGTTGGAGCTCCTTTTGCTCCTTTTTTTCTCATGCGTTCTCCAGAACCTGCTTTTATTCTTCTTCTCTTAGCGTGGATATTAGCATATAAACCAGGTCTTTTCTTTCCTGAGCTTTTCTTTTTTGTCGCCATGTTTTACTCCTTAATTAACATTTCCATCTTCTACGAGCTTGTCTAATACGAGAGTTTGGATTGTTTCTCGTTTTAGCACTACTTCTTTTTAACTGACCAGCAGACCTAGCACAATAACTTTTTCGTCTTTTTGCAGCTTTACTACCTTTTTTAACTTTACCAGTTACGGCAGTCTTTAATTTAGAGCCAGGGTTTTTTCGACGATAAGCAGCAACACCTTTTTTAGTCATACCGGCACCAGATTTAGTTGATCGGTAATTACCACCTTTACCAGTGGTTCTTCTAATAGGTTTTTCTTTTCTTTGTGCCATTATTTTTTAGATGTTTTTCTAACAGCCCTAACAAGACCAACTCTACCTAGTGGGTCTTTGCTTTTTGCTTTTGGTTTAGCTTTAGTTTTAGTCTTTTTTTCTTCAGCCATGTTTGCCTCCTAATTTCTTTGAGATAAATCTCTTAATCGTTGAACATCAATTGACTCTTGAACTCTTTCTTTATTAAGTTTTTCTAGTTCAACAGCAATTCTTGACGCTGCCATTTCTTCTTGAGCGTCTATTCTTTCTCTCGCAACTTGCGTTCTTTCATTAGCTGTTTGTTGTGCAATATTATTTCTTTGTGCAGCTAATTGATTGTTTAGTTGATCTTGTTGAGCTTTCAATACAGTATTTGTTTCAAACTCTTTTGCATCTTGTTGTAAGCGTGCACCCTGTAATGCTAACTCTTGTTTTCGTATTTCTACAAGTGGGTCTTCATTACCTGCTGGAGCAAGAACTTCAGACAAGTTAGCAGACAATTCAGCAATGCGTTGAGCAACTTCATTTTCTATTTCCATTTGTATAGCTTGCATAGCTTCTTCTGGAATTTGTCCATTATATTGTTGCTGTAATTCTTGCAACTTAGGTCCAAATTCTGCCTCAACTAATTCTCTCGCTTGTAACGCAACATGCTCATACATATGTGAAGTTAAAAGACCAATAATATTAATATTAGCCATAACAGCAGGTGTTCGCATAAATGTTAAATGTGCCTCAATATGTGCTTGATGATCTTGTTTTGGAAAAGCCTGTAGTCCCTGCCCTTGTATAGCTTTAGCATTTTCAATAGCAGGGTCTTGAGGTTGAGGTTGTGGAGGAGGTGGTAATACTTTTTCAATATTACGCACGCCCAATGCTTCGTACATTCTTTTATACGCTTCATACATTCCAGCTGGTCCATGAACTTGTGGGTTCGATTGCACGAGCTGTAAACTTGTTTGAGCAATGGCAATTCTTTGAGCTGTTGAAAAGATGTTAGGGTCTGATACAGGCATAACATCAATTCTGTCATCAAAGTCTGATTGCTTAATATTTGGATCGCCACCACTTACTTCATATGGATATGCTGGTGGTGTGTAATCACGGAAAAGATTTGCTAGAAGATTAAATTCTATCTTTTGTGCATAGTGTAATCTTTTGTGAATAGCTGACATAATTTTTGTGCCACGCTCTAGCATAGCAACAGTCGAACCTACTGGTGCACTGTTCTGTTCAGCTAACGGCATGTCGGCAACGGACGCAAATCTCTTACCGCTCTCAACAATAATACCAAGTAACTGTAGTAAAGTTCCAGATGGTTCTTTAAATGGTAGTGGTATAATAGACGCTCTCAAGTCTCCGCCAGGAGCATCAATATCTCTAAACTCACCAGGTTGTAATGGGTCTGATTCATCTCTAACCCTAATACCTCTAGCTTTAAAACCAGCTGGTAAGTTTGCTAATGTTCCAGCGTCGATAAGCTGACGCAAAATAGATGTAGCGGAGCGAGATAAGTTACCAATAATATGTGGTAAACCAAATCCGTAAAATCCTAGACCAGGTAAAAATTTGTAATGTACAAAATATTGGTTAGGATTTTTCTGTGGGTCTTGCTCTTCATAGTTTCTTCTAATAGCAAGTATGTTAGATGAACCTACATCAATAGTAATAATGTAAGGTAATTTAATTCCTGTTGGTTCTCCGTCTTGTCCAACATCTTCAAAACCTTCTAGGTCTAAAAAAGTATGTATTTCATAAATTTCTAATTCATCATCTTCGTAAGTCATTGTTGCAGACTCACCAGATACTTTTTCCATAGTCTCTTCTAAATCAGAATAGACATGTGTTGGTCTGACGGGAACATCTCTGTAGATACCAGCAACTTGAAGTTTACGAACTTCATTTCCTGTCATCTTCAGTCTATGTGTTAGCCTAACAGCATTCGCAAGATCGACAGAACTGTAAGGAACAATAATGTCTTCACTAGGAACGAAGCGAGCCACGGGTCTTTGTTTCGTTTCATCGTAATAAACCTTCTTAAAAGCTGATCCACTTAAAGGTAGATAGAATAACAACTGGTCAAGTTCTGGATCGTACTCTTCCATGTTGTAGCAAATCTGATAGTTCATATAATCTTGAACTCTTTGTGCTTGTTGTTCTGATTGTGGGTTAGGTTCGCCAATAATATTTACACGCACGGGTCCACCTGACGGTAGTAATTCTTTATAGGCTTGTGCTTGG